AGATCCTTCCAAGCCGAACTCAGTCGCTCGGCGCGCTCCTTCTGCGCGTCGAGTTCTGCCCCAAGCGTCGCGACCGCGCCCTTGGTTTTCTCGGCGACTGCCGTGTACAGCGCCTGTTGCTGCCCCGCCAACGAGAGGCGCTGCGTGGAGACGCCGAGTCGGTCGGCATATCGCTCATATGCCTTGTCCACATCGACCACGATGCCGAATTGCTTCAGGGCCCGAGCATTGAGGTTGGTCACCGCGTCGGTAATCGCGTTGAAGGCAGTCGTAACGTCAGTGCCGGCCAGCTTGGACTGCTGCCGCGCAATGGTCATCAAGTTGACGAGCTGCTCCGGCTGAAAGCTTTCCTGAAGGGCCCGGGCGGCCGCGCGCATGACGTCGGACTCGCTGACGATGCCCCCCGAGGCGGCCTTCAGTTGCGCCACGAGCTGATCGCCGGCCACACCAACGGATTGCGCCACGAGTCGATAGGCGCCCTCGACCGTTCTCGCCTCACGGCCAAGCCGGATGGACTCGGTGAGGAAGTCCTTGAGCGCGCCCAGCCCCCGCTCGAACACATTGGCGAGGTTCACGCCCGCGAAGATCTCAAAGACGCGCTTGGCGGTGTCGCGGAGCGTGTCCAGGGCCCCAGAGGCGCGCCGCCCGCCGCCTTCGACGTCCTGGCCGATCCGCTTCCCGGCCTGCGCGATCCGCTCCAGGACGACGGACCCCTGGTCATCGACCCGGACGGTGAGGGTGATGTCAGCCATCGGCTACGGCCCGACCCGCCTCGCCCGGGACCATGCCCGTCCCAACCCACGCGGCCCCCCACGCCTCCACGAGAAGGCAGAGCTGCTGCGCGAGCAGGCCGCGATCCGGATGCCAGGAGACGTCGACGAGCCGCCACGCCAATTCGGGGCCGAGGCGCTGGCAGATGTGGTAGAGCTGGACCGCCAAGAGGTTGAGCGGGGCGAGGAGCACGACGCCCAGGCCGCCCTCAGTCTGGGGTCTCATGCATTCGCCCGCCAAGCATGGCGCGGGGAGTTCATCGACGGCGGCGCGATCGTCATCGGTCGCGTCCTCCGCCTCAGCCCGGGCCACCGTCGCCACGCAGTTCCCGCACTCACGGCCGGGATACTCCTTGCGGAAGGCGATCCAGTCCCTCAGTTTCCCAGGAGGGCCTCGTCGAGGGCGGCGACATCGCGCATCTTCCGGAAGAGTTCGTCCGTGAGGCTCCCGGGTAGGATGCTCACGAACTCGTCGACGGCGGCCGCGGCCTCCGCCGATCCCGGTTCGGCCATGGAGGGTACCGAGCCGGCCGGATCGGTGAAGCCGCGCCAGCCCTTGATGGCCGCCCTGAGGAGGAGCGACTGGTAGAGGGCGAGATCGAGATTGCCCCTCTTCGTGGCGCGAGCCGTGATCCGCGCATGCTCGCCGGAGGAGATCCGGCGGTAGTAGATGACCGCCTTGTCGGTGAGCTTGAACTCCAGGGTTTCGTCGCGGACGAGAGTGATGTCGTGCTGGCCTTTCGGCTCCATCGGAGGCGATCGCCTCTCCGCTCGGCTGAGGCGGCGCGCCCCCACACCGCGAGCGGTCGGGCGGGGGCGGGCTTCTTCGGGGGGTTCGCTACGCCAAGTAGTCCGTCGCGAAGTTGTTGGTGAGGAAGAGCCAGAGCGCGTCGGTCGCCGTCATGCCGGTCGGCGCTGAGGGCGGCTTGAACGCCTGGAAGGCGATCGGCGCGGCGATGACGCCGGGGCCGCCCGCCGAGCGGTCGCCGCTCTCGGTGAGCAACTGCAGGTAGGGCAGTTCGGCCTTCACGATGGCCGAGGCGCCCGTGGTCCAGACGACGTCGGCCTTCATATAGGTCCCCGCCAAAAACTCCGTGAGGCCCGGCGAATCGGCGCTGTACTTGTCGATCATGAAGCGGCCGGTCACCTCGAGGTGCTGCGCGATCTCGGGGGAATCGATCACCGACTGGCCGGTGATGAAAAAGTCGGCCTTGTAGTGATTCCGGATCGTCAGCTCGAGGCCGCGGACCTTCAACTCATCCGGTGCCCCGAGCGCGCCGCCGGCGTTGGTGTTCATCCGGATCTTCAGGTTGTGGTGGAGCAGGTGTCCCGCGGTCGGGAAGGTCAGCGCGGTGATCTGGGTGGCGCCGTTGGTCGCCGACCCGCGGTTGAGCTTCCTGGCGATCAACTCGACGTCGAAGCGCGCCCGAGCCGCATCGCCGGTGCCCGCTTCGGACCGGATGGTGACGGCGTTGACCCAGACACTGTCGTACTCCCAGACGACGTTGGCGCCGATCTGCTTGTCGAAGACGAGCGTCCCGAAGAGGCCCGAGGGGTCATTCGCGGGCTTGAACGTGTGGACATATGGCCCCGCGCCCGACGGCGTCCCGGCGGTCCCAAGGAGCATCGCCAGCAGGCGAACCCAGGCGCCCTCGTAGCGCCCCGGGAGGACGACGCTGCCCGCGTAGCGCTCACCCGAGATGTCGGCCCCGAGCATCTGCCGGCTGCCGCCGAGCGAGACGTCGGGGATGCGCGGGATGTCCGGCTTGAGAGACTCGGAGAGGATGTAGAGCCCGTCGCCGGCACCGACCGCCACGGGCGTCCCGATGGTCACGCCCTTCTTGAAGCCCGTCTTTACCATGTGGCCGCGTGCGGCTGCCATTGGCTCTCTCCTCCCCTATCGCGCTAGGCGGACGAGTCCGGCTCGGCCTCGCTCAGCTCCGCGATCTCGAAGCAGCCCGAGGCATCGGCCCGCAGGGCCTCGGCGAGCGCGGCCGACATCTCCAGCTCGATCACGCCACCTGGCGTCAGGATGCCCAACTCGGGATGCCGCTCCTCGGTCGCCCCGCGCCATGTCACGCGTACGCGCATGGGTCCGGTCCCTCCTGTGGTCGCCGGCGCCCGCCGCCGCCTAGAAGACGAGCCACTCATGACCGACCAGCTCGATCTCGGCGACGTGGCAGAGCACATCGCCGATCATTCGGTCCTCGGTCAGCGCCTCGTCCTCCAGCCGGCTCCGCACGGGGTCGCTGAACTGGAGAAGTCCGCCGAGCGTGCTATTGCGGAATGCGTCGAGGACGGCTTCGACGAGGGCTTGAAAGGCGGCCCGGGTCGTGGAGAGGCGCGTGGTCGGATCGAACGCCGCCGAGCGGATCCCCCGGATGAGGACGCGGACGGTAACGGCGCTCTCCCGGGTGGCGGAGGGCACCTCGACGACATCGGGCACGATGAGGACCCAGCCCTCGAGCGTGCCGTCGGGCCGACGCCAGACGGCGTCATAGGAGGGCCAGTCGTAGAGGTGCGTCTCGCCGGTGGTCACGTTGACAACCCCAGCGACGGCCTCGAGGATCGCCTTCGCCTGGGTCAGGATCTGGGCGGTGTAGCCCGCCAGGGCGGTGAGCGTCACTCGTCTGCGCCTCCGGCGGGTCGCCCCTGCCGGACCAGGAAGTCCACCTCGTGCCGGAAGTTCGCCTGGTACTCCGCCATGGCATCGCGGCCGAGCGTGTCCAGGAGGCCGCTCTTCTGGACGACATGCGGCAGCGAGGGGCCGAAGAGCTCCACGATGGGGAGCCGGGGTCCGCCCGTCCGCTGGAAGACGCCGTGATGTCCGCTCCGCATGGTGGCCAGGAAGGCGTGGGGGGCCTGACCCCGGCCGCCGGGCAGCCGGTAGCTGACTCCATGGCGGGTCTGGCGGGCGCCGAACGCGATCAACGGGATGCGGCGACCCGTGAACCGAAGCTTGCCTTCGAGGCGGGCCACGGTCATCTTCTCGATCGCCACGCCGGGACGGATATCCTTCTGGGCGAGGCCCGTGTTTTCGGCCAGCGCGCGCACCGCCAGCGTTCGCCGGCTGCTGAGCGTGCGGTTCCCCGCGCGGGCGGCGGCCAGGCGCAGGTTGACGCCGACGGCCGCGACCCGTTCCAGTCCATCGCCCCGGACGGCGATCTCGACGGCCATCAGGCCACCACCGCCTCGAGCACGTCGGCGAGAGGCTCGGCGTGATCCACGCGGAACGTCTGAGCGGTCCCGCTCCCCGGGGGCGCGGCGCTGATCGTGCTGCCCGGGGCGAGGGTCGCCACCTGATCGCGCCGGAGGCGGCAGCGCCAACGGCCATCGCGGGTCGTCTCCCCCGCCAGCGGGAGCTCGGCGCCAGGGCCCTGCACCCAGACGATCGTCGTGGCGATGGGCACGCCGCCGGCCGGCGTGACGGTCGCCGGCACGCCGAAGGCGTCGAAGGCGGGGCCGAGCGGCGGGCGGAGGTCGGACATGGCCTCGTACCTCCCGCTACCGACTCCCGCCTAGACCTTGGTGCACTTCACGACCGCGCGCGGCCGGAGGCAGAGGTTCAGCGGGTTGGACTGCGTATGCAGCTTGACCCATCGCTGGAACTCTGGGTCGGCGGCCTGCTTGGCATAGATCGGGAGACCGATCCGGATTCCAATCTCATCCACGAAGTCGGCGGGGGCCCAGTAGGTCGCGAAGATACTCGCGGGGCCGGTACCCACCGGGAAGACGTAGGCCTCGTCATCCTCGATGTACTTCGTCGAGCCGACCTTGCCCCGGTATTCCTCCCAGATCACGCCGCCGAAGGTGAAGCCGACATAGCGCAGGTCCTCTCGCAGCACGAAGCCTTGCTGGTATTTGA